AGCATATCAACTCATACGTCCAATACTTGTCCGCTTTCCGGAATGCTACGTGTCCGACAGAAGGGAACGGAGACCCCCAATTACCACTCCGCTAGCAACTATTTCAACTGTAATTTCAATAACGACGCTTACCGGTGTGGGCCCCCATCCACCAGTATGGACATCACTAGCCCAATTGGAATCATTGAACATCGCCAACAGTTGGTGGAAGCCTTTGAGAATATCGGTATAGCCTTCGATAGCGAACGCCTTAAAAGTCGTGTCAATGAATTGCAGTAGTCCCCTTGCTTGGGTGCCCAGCTGCAGCGTTAGAATCCCAGTTATTAACCACTGTCCTCGCTACCACCGGACTCATGTTGAATAACATTTTTGATAGTAGCAACTTGGGCGTTGGTCACCTTAGTGTTCATACATTGTGCCGCAAACTTAATCGCTGGCCCCCAGTCACCATTAAACAGCATGCATTGGACCGCTTAACTTAGTCCCCATCGTCCGAACTATCATCATTCTTTTTATCCGGGTTCTGGGTCTCGATCTGTGCACCTAGCGGAATCAATCTAGTAATTACCTTAGACGGGTCAATCGTAACGCATGCCGAATGCATGTTTTCGGTAATGCGAATTGGTGTGTCGTTGTTATGGTCCTTGCCCGGTGCCTTAAGGTAATCCAGGTAGTTCTTACCGTCCTTATATTCAGTAATCAAAAAGCCACCAACGGAATCCGTTAGTAGCTTCTTAATGGTTTCTTTGGTTGTGGCATAGTCAATTGTTCGGAGTGCGTTATCCTTGCTATTATCAACCGTTACAGTTCTTAGATTGAACTGCTTATAAGCCGGTACTTGAGTATTGTGCTCCTCAATAACCTTCTCCAGAAATTGCTTAGGCGTTGCGTTTCTAACTTCTAAAAAGCGCTGAACGCTGTCGATTAGGTAGCTTGAAATGTCTTCAAACACATAGGTCTGCAGAAATTGTCCGGAATCTTTCATCTCTCGCGTAGGCTTTAACGCTCGCCCCCGAAAGATAAGCTTATCATCGTCGTAGACCTCAACGTGCGTGTGCATTGGTCTCACATTGCCGAAGAGAGGGTTATCTTGATTGATGGTTAGCGATAAATCGTTAACATCGGACTGCTTAAGATTCAGCTTGCCTTCACTAACCGATTCATTAACAGCGGGATCGTGGATAACAAAGCCTGCTGTATCAGTCGGCTCATTGTAAGCAATAATTCTATACATTACAGCAGTTCCTCCCTTCTGAATTTGAACCATATCGTTCCATTACCATCAAGCGTGATCTTGTTAATACCAACTTGGATTGGAATTGAAGACTTTTCATCGGTTTTCTCGTCTAGAGTTTTCGTACCGAACGCACCTTTGATAGTCACTTTTCCAGTCACTTCAAAATTACTCATCACCTTATGCGACCCAATGTTTTCTAACTGAATATTCTGCTTACCATTGACCGTAAATTTGACGGGTTGCCAAATCCAGTGATCGAAGTAGACGTCATCCCAAACGTCTGCACCTTCGAGATTGTTGGTAAAGGCAAACGGGTAGCAGTCAAATGCTACCGTGACGGTCAATAGTCCTTTTTCTGAATCATCGTCAGCTTCCACGCTCTTACACTTACCAATCCAGTAATAGATTTCCTCGTGTGTGTCAATCAACGCTTGCCGCCCTAATGGCATTAGCTGTCGCTTGATGTCTTGTTCGACGCCTTTTCGATCGTGATATACACCAATTGGGATAACTAACTTGTATGTGATTTCTCGATTTTCGAAAAAGCGCTCGTTTTGATACATTGAAAAATCGTAAACACCCTGCATGTAAGGCACACTCTCGGTGATCTCTTTTTCTTCTGGCGTAGGCGCTGTACGCTCAACTAAAAAAAGCCCTGCTTTTCGGCTATCAAAATCACCGAATGCAAAGCCTTCTTCTGGGTTGTCGTCAAACACATCTCTCAATGTTGGTTGTAAATTTCTAAACCGATATTGCATCTAGCGTCCCCACCTTTCATTAAGATCAGCATGATTACCGAGTGCCGAATCTGTGCGTGTATAAGTCCTACCAACTAGCGCATCACCATCAAGATAGATAGCCTGTTGCTTGTTGGCTATTTTCCTCAATAATAGATTGTTTTGTTGGCCCACCGTCGAATCTTGCAAGGCAACTGTGCCACTAAAGTTGGCTCCAAAGGTGTTCGATGATAGTGACTGAACTCTACGGAGACTATTGCTCATGTTTGAAGCATCAATCGAAGGCATCGTAAACTGCATGCTATCAGCTACCTGTCCTGCCATTGCAGTAACGTTGCTCTGTACATTGCTGAACTGCTTCATCAATCCTTCATTGAATCCAAGCATGATAGATTTACCAGCAGGGATTAATAACCGTCTATCGTAACTAATTGGCCCTTTATGCTGTTTAATCCAGCTGGCAATACCACTTATGAAACTCTGTACAGCACCATAAGCGGATTTCATACCATTCAGAAAACCATTAATAATAGATTGACCGGCACCAAATAATGAAATGCCACTAATTCCGTCTTTAACAGCGTTGGCATTTTTAGTACCAGAATTTCTAGACCCGGTCAGTCCATCCAAAATACCTTTAACGAAAATTCCAATAAGCTTGGTTCCTGATGCAAGTACTTGTCCTAGAGCATTACCAACACCATAGACGAATTTCTCAACAGCTTGAACAGCGACACTAGCAAGCCTAGGCATTGCATTAGCTATTCCTAAAATAAACTTAGCCAGCAAATTAATACCTGCATCGATAATCCTGCCTAAGTTATTTGCGATCCCGTTAATAAAAGCAACAATTACATTAACTGCTGCCGTTATTATGTTAGGGAGATTTTGCGCAATTCCATTTAAAAACGCAACGATCAAATTGGAACCTGCAGTAATTAGTTGTGGTAGGTATGTGGTAATCGTGTTCAAGATTGCGATTATCAATTGTGCAAACGCCTCTGTTATTTGCGGAGCGTACGTCACAATTGCATTAATTAACGCCATTAATAGCGTCATGAAAGTTTGGATAATTTGAGGTGTCAGGGTAACGATCACATTAAGGATTGTTTCTCCTAATGTGATAAATGCTTGTCCAATTAATGGTACATTAGTAATTACCGCATTAAGGATCCCGCTTAACAATGCACTCATGCCAGCACCGATAGCTCCCATCATTGGGATTACTAGTCCAATGTTGTTACCAAGCAAGATAAAAGCATTAACTAGCGCCGTGACACCTTTGCTAGCTAGGACTAACCCGGCTCCCATCGCAAGGATACCGGCTCCAAAAAGTGCAACACCGGCACCTGCAGCTACTACCGCAGCACCGAACGCGATTAATCCCACAGCGTTAGCTGTCAACACTGGTCCGAGCAGAGCGAAAACACCAGCCAACACGGCGACTGTTGCGCCAAACGCTACTAAGGCAACCACGCCGTCCATGCCTTGCTTAGCCAATTGCGCAATCGCAAGTACCAACACAGCCAGGCTAGCAATCACCAACGCGAATCCTGCCGCAATCTCAAGTGCAGCGAATCCCATTGCGATCATCTGTCCAGCACTTTTTTCAGCATTCTTTCCAACTGCTTTTTCACCAACAGCAGCACCTTCGGAAGTAGCACCTACAGCAGTGTTTCCGGTTGCTACGCCAAATAGCTTAGCGACTAAGCCAACTACTGCCTTACCTATCGAGTAGAAGCCCTTAGCAAGCTTTCCGACTGCCGATGCCACTTTTACTGTCGCAATTAACAAACCTCCAAAAATAACTAATGCAGGTCCTAAGACTGGAGATAGTCCAACAAAACCACGAATAACTTTCGCAATCCATGAATTAGAAGTTGTCGCCCACGTAATAGTATTATTGATCATGTCAATCATGGCACCGACAACGCCGTTTTTGCTATCCATAGCCTTGTTTCGTAAAGCTTCCCAGTTACCGCCTATTTGCTCAATTTTAGAGCCAACATTTTTCTGCATTTCTGATGCTTGCGTACTTAAAGTTTTTGATGCCGCTGAGGCACTGTAAGATCCGTTTTGAATTTCTTGAAACATGCCGTCCCACGACTTAGTAACAGAGCCTGATTTATCATTAATTGAATCAAGTAACGGTCCAATTGCTTGCATTCCGGCAGTACCAAACATTGCTTTAAGATTTTTTTGCTTTTCAGACGATGTCATCCCGTCCATTGACTTGCTAATTTCTTGAAGAATTGTAGGGAATGGCTTCATGTTTCCTTGGGCGTCAGTGAAGCTAATCCCTAAATTCTGCATAGCATTTTGTGCTACTTTGCTAGGAGCTTGCATTTGCAAAATAGCATGATTCAAATCATCAGAAGCTTGAGCCGCACTATAACCACGGTTAGTTAATAGCCCAATGGCTGTAGATGTGGTTTGTAAACTCATGTTGGACGCTTTCGCGGTGCCACCAATTGTTGCTAGCGCTTGTTGCATGTCCTCAATTGAGGCATTACTTGCATTAGCGGTTAATGTTAATGCCGCCGCAGCTTGTTTTGGTGATTCGAGGCTATCACCCCAAATGTTCATCGCATTCTGAACAACGCCAGCTGTTTGAATCAAGTCCGAACCCGCCGCAGTTGACGCTTCGGCTATTGCAGGAAACTGTTCTTTAATCTGCCCAACGTTCGCACCGGCTTGTGCCATTTCAATCATCGCATCTGCCGAATCTTGCGCTGATAGAGGCAGGTCGGCACCCATCTTATTAGCAACGTCTGCTAGTCCTGAAATGTCTTTTGACGTCCCACCAGCAGTTACAGCTGCCTTATTCAACGAAGCTTGGAAGTCACCGAAAGACTTAACAGAACTAACACCTAGTGCAGTGGTCGCTCCACCAATAACAGCCATTGACTTACCAACCCCGCTAGTAACGGCTCCAACCTTGGACGAAAAGGAAGCAGTCTGCTCAGCGGCTTTTGCCATGGTTGCACTGAAATTTTTATCAATTGCGCTTAATATCGCCGTTACATTATAACTTTCCGCCATTCTGCTTCCTCCTTTCCTTAATCTTCTGGTAAGCGGCATAGCGCTCAGCAATCATGCGACTACGTTCTTGCTTTTCAATTCGTTTAGAAGGTAATCCTTCGAACTGATGTCTAATCTCACTGATTTCAGCTTCAGCGTCGTATAACTTATCGAGTTGGTCGTACTTCGGATGCGGATTGTTTTTACTCTTAGGTGTCTGGACCATCTGATTAAAAAATGCTTGTAGTGCTAAGTTGGTACGATCTTCTACTTTGCGAAGCTGGTAGGCTTCTAAGCGCAAGTAATACTCGCTGATCGTCATACGCTCAATTTCTTGGATAGAAGTAAAGCCTAGATAAGCTAACGAAAATAGAATGATTTCGCGATATTCTTCATCGCTTGATCTTTTTCGTTTGCCATCTAGGCTTTCATGTTTTTTAATGCCAACTTAACTGCGTTAGCCTTTTTAAGTTCTTTGTTAACTTCTTTGAATAGTCCTTCAATATCAGTGTCTGGATTATCAATAAAATCATAGATTGATTCGAGGCTTGCCCGTGGTGAATTAGGGAAGGTCGCACAGTATAGGACTTGAGCCAGTACTGCTGTATCGTAGGCTTGTAAAGCTGGAATACTCTTTGTCAATCCAAAGCCCAACGAAATTCCATCGCGTTTAACTCCGATTACATTATCAAGTTCATTTACGAAACGTACTCCAAAATTCAATTCTTGTTTTTGCTTTCCAATTGTAATTTCCATGTCTTATTACTCCTTTAATTGCCGCCCCCGTAGGTATTGTTCATTTCGTTGGCGACTGAGTTTTATTTTTCGGTAACTGTAACCACGCATTCTGCGGAATAACCACCATCAACGGTTGTAGCTTTAATCGTTGACTTACCAACACCTTTTGCCACAACTAATCCTGTGTAATCAAACGTTGCCACCGCTTCGTCTGTAGATGAACAGGCAATTTTTTGATTGGTTGCATTAGGCGGTGAAATTACTGCTCCAATATAGGTTTGGTCGCCAACAGTCATTGATAGTTCACTTTTAGTTAACGTTATTCCTGTAACTGGTACTATTACAGTAAAGCCGGGCACATCTACCTTTCTAGATAGGCTTGTGCCATCGCTCCATGCAACTTGGTATTCGCCATTGGCTACTGATGTTCCTGGTTCAATACCAGTAATTGCCACTGTCTTTTTACCAATATCTCCTTCGAATTTTTTAACTCCTGTTTTGTCAAAAATAACCAAATGTTGATGTGCACGATCTGTACTCATTTAATCACCTACTGTGCAGAAACATTCGCTCCATCACTGGTTGGGTCAACTGTGACCTCGGCGGGTTCATCTGGCACTGGTGACAAAACTGTAAATCCTGGAACGTCTACTTTGTTTGATTCGTTAGTACCGTCGTTCCAAACGATCTGATAGTCACCATCTGCAACGACAGTTCCTGCATCCAGTCCAGTAATTGCGACCGTTGTTTCTCCAACCTTTCCTTCAAATTTCTTAGTACCAGACTTGTCATAGATAACCAAATGTTGATTAGTTCTATCTGCCATAATATGTCCTTCCTTTTAATGTGCTTGTACAAGAGCCCCATTTTTAGTGGGTGTACTAGAAACTCCCACTGGGGCTTCTATTTTGACGATGGTGTTGCGTCAGGCACGTTTGTCCCAGCGTCCGCATCTTCCCATGGAGTTCCGCCGTTGCTTTCGGTGCCATCCTCGCCGTCTGTGACCTGATCCAGACCGCGGAAGATATAATCCAATTCGGCTTGTTGATCAGCAGACAACGTTAACCAGCCCCGTTGTGGCACGCCTTGAATCGCAAACGACACGTCGCGTTCGGACTTGTCGCCTGCATCGTTGGAGTTGTCGTCTTCAGAAACAACACCACGCATGTACCACGCATAGTACTTACCATCTTTGTTTTTACGCTTCCGATTAACACCCCAAATCTCCATAACCTCGTTATTCATAATTGAATCAATGAGCTGGTCGGCAATTTTCGAAGTGTTGTTAATGAAGTCGATTTCCACATCCGTTTCCAACGAAGAACTAGTTTGGAATCCTCCATCTTTTGTGTCTTCCGTGTCGGCATCTCGCTTGAAGTCAATCTCAAATGAGGTTTGCCCAGGGATTAACTGTGCTGATTCTGTTTTGGCATTGGATAGCTTACGAACGTAACCGACAACATCGTCACCGGAGAACTTAAGCACGCTATCATTTTTGGTTTCTGGCATTTATTCTTCCTTCCTTTCTATTGAATCTGTAGTTCAACCGTTACAATTCCATGCAATAAAGTTGAATTAGGTACGCTGGTGTCAATCAAAATGCGGGTTGATTGCTGTTGAGCTTGCCCGTAATACGCGTAGCTTTCTGTGTTGATGTGTCCGATTGAGGCATAAAAAAAGCGCTCAACCATATCTGTAATGGTTAAACGCTGTTTCGGTGTGCCCCAACAATCAATGGTTAGCACGATTGATCCAGTCAATTCTGTTTTGGTGTTATTTTTGTTATCTTCGACGCTACTCATTACGACGAACGGATATTTGACCTTGTCAGGTGGCAAGTAGTCGTATGTGTCGTATCCCATTTTCCGGGAAAGCATGAAGTAGCGATCGTAGACGTCTTGTGCTGGTGATTTTCTGATATTAACCACCTACCTTACTAAATTATGCAAATCGCTTAAAAATAGTGGCCGTTCCTTTCGCCAAGCCGAACCCATGTATGGTTGAGCAGCCATAAAACGAGTACCAAATTCTTGGTACCCCGAGTATTCCGCAGAAGAAATAATGGCTCCTGCCATTCCGCCTTTTAGTAATTGTGAACTGATACCGCGTTTTAGATTACCTGTATCAACAGGGGCTAACTCTTGTGCTTTGCTCTCCATGTTCGCAGTATGGGATTTAACAATAGCTTTAACTGCACCTTTTTGAGCTTTTTGCTTCAATTTTCTAATTAAAAGGTCTTGACCTTTGATCGAAAAATTATAGTTACTCATTTTGTGTTTCCCCCACAATGAAACCCATTATCTTAAGCGGATGTACACCAGTCTGGAGCTTATAGAATGTATCTCCACCATTAACAGTCAGCACGTCCCAATCAATGCCATACGGCTTAATCAGGCGTACCACCAGCCTATCGGTATCGATGTCTCCAAACAGTTGCTGTGCCCGGGTCAAGCCCAGATGTGTCACGTTGGCAACAGTTTCACCAACCTTAACTGGCTCTCCACTGGGATTATCGGGGTCATAATGGTCATTCAATTTGTAAAATTGAACCTTGTCTGTAAATCGCATCCCATCACTTCCCTTGGTATCCCGAAATAAAACTAACCTTACCTAACGATGTAGGCTTATCTTCTTCGTCCGATAGCCAATCGGCAATATCATCTAAAAAGTCATCGAAATCACTATCCTTGAAAGTGATTGTTTCACCTTCTTGCGAATAGTTAGTCATACCTTCGTTTTTAAACCGATTAAAGCGCCGCACAGCCACCTCTAACAGAATGTAATTAAGCTCTGCTGGTACATCGTCCTTAGCTTTGCGATGAAGCTTAATCTTAAGCGATGCTTTGGTGTTTTTGAGGATTAAATTCAGTAAGGTGTCCCTACTGTTATCACCTTCCATTGCTAACAACACTTTAAGATTCTTCAAATCTTCTGTTTCATCCATTTGACCACCCCCTAGACGGCGTCAGTGATTGTTACCGCTAATGTTGTGGTCAATTTGCCGCTAGTGAACGTGATAGTTGCTGTACCAGCCTTAACGCCCGCTACAGTAAACGTCCCATCACTCTTTTTGACAACCGTGGCAACAGTCTCATCACTTGATGTAGCTGTAGTAGCCTTAACTACGGCGTCAGCATCACTCGCATCTGTTGGATCACTAGTGATTGTAATATCTTTAGTGTCCCCCACCTTTTCGGACAACGTTTTTTGACTAGCTGTAATCCCGCTAGCAGGTGGGTTTACACTTTTGGGGCTGAGTAGACAAGGTTCTTGTCGTAGTAAACGTAAGCTGTATAATGTTCGTCAGCTGTCATGATGGTTGTCTTACGAGTAATGTCTCGGTCAGTTTCAACTTGCACACCACGCTTCATGATTAACTTAAGAGCTGGCTTAGTTGGATCCACCTTGATAAATACTGCTTCGCCTTCTTTTAACTTTTTAGAACGCACAATTTGAACACCTAATACGTCAAGGTATGTGCCGTTGATTAATTGGTTGGCGCCCACTTCTGAACCAAGCTTTTGTGCCATAGCATCTTTACGAACCTTAGCTGCATCCTTAGGGCTCATAATTGCCACTACTACCTTGTCATCTTCATCATCAAAGATATCAAGCGCGGCTTGAATGCCATCAACTGTTGGATCGAACGTGATTGTTTGAGTTGCTGTCTTAGCAGCTTCCAATACGTCGTCATCAACCTTATTGGCAAGCGACAAACCTAATTGACGAGTCGATTCGCCGAGTGGGTCTCCATATCCTGAAAGCACTGCTTCGTCAGTAATAGAAGTCCCTTTAGCAGCCTTCTTAATGGTTGCTTCTTGCGTTTCTGTCCCTAATTTATCAAGCGGAATAGCTTCACCTTCACCAATATCTTGTGCATCGCCGATGTAGGTAAACTTAGGAAACTTCAATGTTGTCCCTGGTTGACCTTGTAAAGTAGTATCTACATTTGCTAATGGTGAAAAATGAAGTGCCTTCTGTAATTCATAGGACACAATCGGTGCTAATACCTCTGGGTTTGTTAAATCTGCAATTTTTGTTGGGGCTGTATCTGCCATTATTTAATTCCTCCTGTTAATTTATTAAACTTGTCGGGATCGTTTGCAAGGAGTTGAACCTTTTCAGCCAATGTCATTTGATCAAAATCTTTTGTCGAAACCTTAGCTGATTTCTTGCCACTGATTCGTGGTGTCGATCCTTTCATAAACTCTTTTCTAGTATCTTCCTTAATGTTATTAATCAAGCCTGTCAACGCCTTTGCGTTTTCGTAAATAGCGTCATTATCAGTACCATTGCCTACAACCATGTTAAGGACGTCATCACTCACTACTAAGCCTTGGTCTTTAAAGACTGCATTAGTTTCATTGATAGCTTTAGTACGGGCGATTTCAGCCTTTAACTTAGCAATCTCATTATCTTTTTCAGTTTCTTCCTTTGACTTTTTGTCATCAGAAAAAAGCTCCTTGATTGATTTGCGTCCGGACTTCAAATCATCAAGCAATTGAGATTGTTCATCGTACTTTTGCTTCAAGTCATGGTTTTCAGCTGTTTTAGAATCTAGACGCTTCTTGAGTTTCTCAACGGTTTTATCGCCATCGATATTTTTATTTTTGCCATTTTCTTCTTCGTTTTCCTCTTGTTGTCTTTGTGCATCTTCCGAGCTAGCATGGGTGTCTGCATTAGGATCAAGATTATCATTAGTAGCATTGCCACTATCATCTGATGGTTCAGCGAAGAATTGTAAGTTCATTGGTAATTTTTCTTCTAGTTTCATAACGATTTCTCCTTTTGCTCGCATTTAAAGCCTTGGGAGGCTACTCAGTTGTTCTTTTAGCTCTGCAAACAGGAAAAAGAGCATAAAAATAGCGGTAACCGTAATTAGTCATCGCTATTAGTTTTGTCATGCCAAGCCGAAATGCTGCATCTACAATTGGGATGCACAGGTAAATCTGGAACATCATCGACCGAATAAACGCCGTCGTTATAGGATGCAATCTCAAGACAAATCTTACAGGCAGAAGGTTCTGCGTGCCATTTACAGGTTTTAATATTGTACTTCTTAAAGCTCCTCAACTGCGCCTGTGTCTGTACCCTAGCTGATTCAGTCCGTGCTAAACGTTCAGTTACATATCTAGCATTGTTAACCTCATCTTTAAGATAAGACTTCAAATATCGTGCAATCACCCTCGGATTCAATCCCTGCACCATCTGTTTGGTTAGCAATTGGTCAAGCTTAGCTTTAAAAACGTCGCTATTAGCCCATAATCGTTCGCTAAAATTAGCATTGCCCGTAGACGCCATTACAATGCTAGACGTTTCAGCTGCTTTAACTGCTCCAGCTGAATCTGATAAGATACCAGCCTGTCGTTTTAGCTCGTCTACGTACTCATTGTTGAGCCTGTCAGTCATTGAGCTGTATATATCCATATTGTTATCAATCATTTCTAAACCAATTTGGGCTTTAAGCATTTCCAAACGGTTAATTCGCATTGTAGCGTTATAGAGGCGTAACCGAGTGTTGACCTCGTCTGAAAAGTCGGCATATTCTACTTTGCCTTTCTTTTTGAAGATATCTCTCGCCTTTGCTACCAGCTTTTTGGCTTGGTTAGAAAACGCTTGGACGTCTTCTTGAGCCACCTTTTTACGAGCTTCGGCAAGCGTGTATCCTTCACGTTTTGCGTAACGTGTGTACTGCTCACTGATATCCTTGTTAATGCTATCTAACAGAGTGTCATAGTGCTCTTGAAGGAGCTTATCGAAGTCCTTATCGTTTTTGATGTTAGATTCAATCCACTTGCGTTCATTGGCTTCACGCTGCTTCCAATAATCATCACTATTCTTCTTCGCCACCGTCTACACCAGCTTTCTGTTGGTCGGTCAAATTGCCTGTAGCTTCAAGTGAGTTCTTAATTGAATCAGCTTGTTCTTTTTCCATGCGATTAATTTCTTCTTTTGGATCATCGACAATTGACAACGCCGATAATTGCGTTTCCTTGCTGGTAATTCCTTCAAGATTCTTAGCAGTGGCAGCTTCATCGGCAAGGTTGGCTGGGATGTTTTGTGAGAATTTAAATGATAAGTCTTGCCAAGCATCTTGCTTACTGTCACTCAATACCGTTCCAACGCTAAACAATAGCTTGTAGAGTTGTCTTAATGATTGAGTAAACTTACGTTCTTTATTCATTGCTAAGTTACGCATTGGCAATAATTTGTATTGCATTGCCACGCCCGAACTATTTCCCGCAAAAGCCTCATCGTTGAGATTAGATACCATGCTGATTTGATAAATCAGATTAGTAATTCGATCAATCAGATTTTCTTGCATGTTATCGCCATCGGGCTTAGATAGAAATTCTAATCTAGCATTAGTTGCATCGGCATCTGGCGAATAGATAACTTGTTGCCCTTCAAGATTAAGCTTAGGATTACCTTCCTCGTCCTCTTCAAGTTGCACGCCAAGCATTGCTAAATAGGCATTGTCAAAATATTCGACCTGATTAGCTTTTTGACTTAACGTATTATCCAACGCATCAATCAGCGTCTGCACATTATCTAAAACGCCTTGCCTGTCTTCGTTTTGAAAGAACTCAACGGCCGGAACTGTACCGAACTGATTAACTTCACCATCATCCATCTTGAACGTGTCAGACAAATCATACTTAATATCATTTGTGATGACTTGCCCATGGAGTCGATTATTGATGTAATAGTAATTAATGAACGCAATCGGGTTCATGTCAACTGTGTCATCGTAGATGATAAAAGCGGATAACGGGCTTGCGTACTGCACTCGTGTCTCACTATTCTCATCTTGATACAAAAAAGCAATCGAACGACCATAGATATCTACTTGCCGACTAATCTCGGATAGCTTATCTTGAAATGAATTCTTGTCGTTCCATTGCTTTAATTTTTCGTTATCTTGCTTATCATCAAGCGTAATTTTGGGTGGAATTCCAATAAAAAATCCGTTAAACGTTTCAACAATATAGTGTGCCAAATTAGCTACTAATCGGTTATCCGGGCGGTTACCGCGGTGCGTGTCTTTATGCAAGATGTCATGATCGCCGATGTAATCTTTTCGCAAACTTTTATAGTGTTCTGCAATCATCATGTGTTGCAAGATAAAATCTAATACATCTTGTCCCGTCAACTCTTTGTCTGCTGGAAATACCAGCGTATTGTTATCAGTTACTAATATGTTTTCATTAATTCCTTGGATAAGACCACCTCCTTAAATATAATCATTTCTCAATACTGCGGCTTTATTGCCTTGCTTAAGTCCTAGTTTGGAAGCTAGGTCCATAATGATGTACTTAAATGCGTCACACGTATGGTCGTCTTCTTTAATAACTTTAGGTTCGTCCAGTTCAAAAGTCTTATCATCCCATGAATAACGTTCATGCTGGTCAATAAAGATTTTATTGTCTTCATTATCCAAATAATAAACTCGTCCTTGAGCCAATAAGTTAGACACGAAGTCAATCATTTCAGCTTCCTTTTTCTTAATCACTCCGTGCCAACGCAAATTAAACTCCTTTACGAATTCGTTTCGCATAGCACCTTCTGCTGAATCAATCGTTAACTTGATGTATCGCTTGTTCCCATACCGTTTTTGTACGGAATCTAAAAAAGACTTAATCTCGGGGACTAAGTCGCTAGGCGCCTTCTTATTTGCTTTGTTGTGCGGACTATAGTAATAAGTGTCTAACACGATCACTTTTCCTTTAGACGTCAAGCCAATAACAACGGCTGTCGTAGCCGAATTAATGTGCCCCGCATCCAAACCAACGGCTAATGATTTAATCTCATCATCGGTTGGTATCTCTTGCAATTTGTGGAACAACTTCATGTTGTACACATTGTTACCGATACCGATTGATTTACCTAAGTACAGCCATGAATAATAGTTATAGTCATTCTGCTTGTATTTCTCAATCATGCGCAGTTGTTCAGGCTGGATAATACCTAGCCTATCCATAGTGTAATCAGACGTATCAATGAAATAGTCCTGGTCTCCTGCCATCTCTTCTGCCCATTGGTTAACCCAATTATATTTACTTTTAGGGGGGTTGAACGAGTAGAATATCTTAACGGCATCTACGAACGGGCTTTTTTGACGTACAAAAGTACTGTTAGATTGGTCAAATACTTCACCGCTCTTAAAGTTGCTTATTTCTTCGTACCAAAGTGCAATTACATTGCTAATCGTGTTCGACTTAAGCTTTTCTGGATTGTCAGCACCATAGAATCTAAAAGTAGAACCTGTACGTATGTGTTCAATTTTCATAGGACTAACACTAGATCTAAACTCACTAGTCATACCCAGCATATCAATTGCCCATTTAATCTGGTTAAAAACTGAATCACGTAAATTAACAGCATTCTCACGAACGCAAACTATGTTGGCTTTGTGATTGCGCTGAATCTGTTGCTTCATCATCATAACCAACTTAAGACTAATGGTACTGGACTTAAACGAATTACGCCCGCCTTTGAGAATGAAATAATTCTTGTTGGAATTAAAAAACTTGTAAAAGTGCGGTTGTATTAAGTCACTAAGTTTAATTACCTTATTCATCTGGCAAATCACTCACAATCACTGTCTTATCTTCTAAGTTTGTAGCATCGGTCATTACTTTGGCTTTGTACTCACTTATATCAGCTTCCGCGGTAATCTTTCTAATCTGTTGTTCAAGCAACTTATCGTTGTCAGGATAACGTTTAAGGATCTCTTTAGCAGCACTAATCTTGGTTTTAACATCAGCCGGCACCTTCACCGTGCTTACATCGTACTGTGTGGTGACCACCTTCGTTTCAAGCTCCTTGCCTCTAACTACATTAGTAAGGAATTCTAAAGCTTCCTGTGCCCCCATAATGCGGTCTGATTCAATCTCTCGCATCTTTTTATCGATGTACGATTTAATCACAGGTTTTAACAAGTTTTCTGAACCAATTTGTTGTGCTGAACTCTTCTTATAGCCCGCATCAATAGCTGATTGAGTAGCATTGCCAGTCTTGATGTAGTTATCCGCAAACTTCTTTTGTTTAGCTGTTAGTTTCATTACATATCACCACACCTCCTTTAGGACAAAATAAAAAGCCACACAACGATAGCGTCATGTGACCTTAGTTATAAGAATGAGATGGTAAGGATTTGCACCTTACATATACTGGATTTTGTACTCTCCTACTTGTTCTTGGCTTCTTTCAACCTTAGCTTCGGATAGCGTCTACCTATTCCGCCACATCTCACCTGGTAGTTGTCCCCGATGGTTTCCGAGTAGGACTTATGCTGGCCTTTATGTATCTCCACCAGACTTCTTTTGTGTTTGCTTATCCGTGACTACCAACTACGACGTCAAACACACCGGTAATAAGACAGCAAGGAATCGAACCTTGCGACAAATGTAACATGCCTTTCCTTGATTGAATTTGTTGAAACGGAAGTTCGCCGAACCATCTGCCTTACATCTTTCGATACTACCAATATAACGGATACTAACTCCAAAAGTACTCAAGTTTTACTCCAAATTTACTCCAGATTTACTCCACTTTTTTTATTTTACAAAAGCTTGGCACTCCAGCCTTTCAGCTACATCTAATAGTGCTGCTTCATGCCAATTAAAATAAGTAGTCGATGACATGTTGTAATACCTGTTGGGCAGTCGTTGCATTAACGCGTCCATGTAGTAGCCGTGATCTTCCTCATAGCCTTCACAATAGACAATTTTAAGCAACTCACGGTAATGATACTTTCTACAACTGTTGATCGCCCAATCTACCCATTTACAGAACACTTTACCTTTTTCGGCATTAATCATTCTTTGCTCAACATATTCTGGAGCTGGTGCCGTTGCACTTGGTGCCCCATCGCCAAAGCTGGAGGTAACTTTCGGGTTAATTGGAGCATTTATGTAAGCTTTGTACTTACGATATTTAGACAATATTTTTCTTGCGTTATACTTGGTCTGTTCTTTATCTAATTCTGGTAATAATGCCATGCCCCGTCACTCCTGCTATAATAATATTGTTGAGATTATTAGATCGAGGGCACGTCTACGAGGTGCTCTTTTTTGTTGACATCATTCATCTATGTTAATTTACCCGTTACTCTAGTTTCTTGCCACAAAATGGGCAATATTTAATTCTCAAGCTATCAACAACTGCATTTTCTTTTTTGAAAATCACTTTATAGCCACGGTCATCAAGGACAATACGTGCCGAAAATCCGTTCCCAACGTCCTTTGCTTCCCCCTTATGGTACTGACATAAGTATTGGGTCCATCTTTCCAATATTCGTTTTACCTTGTTTTCAAAATTAGCGCAAACATATCTTACCTTTATTTATCTCACCTCTTCATAAGTCTTCCTGAAAATGTCATCCGCGATTGGCCAATGTTCACCATCGACGCCTGTAGCAATCCAGTCACCTATATTGATAGCCAAACCGCCTTCAAGGGTTGGTATTGAAAACGTAGGACCCCAACCGTCAATTACAAAGTTTTCTTTCACAATTCCATATTTTTCTATCATCTCTGCCGAACCATCGAACTGTTCTGCTTTAATCGTTGCTGTCTTACGAAATTTCTTTAACATTATTCGCCCTCCATTTTATTGCTCGGTAGTTCTTTAATTTTAATTAAGGCTTCCACAGCTTCTTCCCAGGTCAAATAGCCAAGTACATCGTTAGTAATTGGTGTACCGTATTCTAGATCGCCCTCTGGGTTAACACTAAAATCTAACACAGCTAATTCCAAACCATAACTACCCGGAGCGTATATCAGGCTTGCACCATAATCATTAGGAAATCTATATTTATTTTGTAACCCCACAGTCATACGACTTTTAGGGATTTCATATTTTGAAAATTCATTTAATTTTTGAATCGGATTTATTTCAGTCATTTACTATTCCTCCGTTTTTCTACAGGCTTCCTACTGGCTTTAATTAAAACGCCTTATAAACGTTGATATTACGGCTTTCTTTTCTGCTGGTTTTCTTCCCTCTCTATAATTAGCGGTACATCGCATTTATCTCGACATTATTACTGATTAATTTTTCCGTTATCTGTCTTAATTCTTTCGCGAAATCATCATCATGCCGGTTAATGTTACGCAATACTCTTTCAAACTTGTTCATTAACTTTGCCTGTTCATCCTGTAATTTCTGCATTTCTGTTTCCCAATCCATTAGTCTTCTACCTCCTCAAACTCAAGCAATCCAGCGTTGTTGTAATTTTCAAACTCCGGCCACTTTTCTTTAGCTTCCTCCTCTGTGAGAGCACCACCCGTAATTCCATCACTGCCCACAAGGCCTAAAATTACCTTTCCTTCATCATCTAATCGAACGTACTTCCTAAGACCGTGTATTCCTTTTAACTTAACTACACGTCTTGGTTCTTCAACCTCGTAACCATTGGCAATTGCATTAAGCAATAGTTTTTGGTTGCTTATATCGTTTAGCCATTCATAATGTGATTCTGTACTACCAGCATGATTGCGTATCCAAAAAATAATTTCCAACAGATTTACTTCATCGCCATAATATGCTTTTGCCTTTTCAATCCAATCCGCAACAAACTTTGGAATAACTACTTTCTTTTCTTGCAAATTTTCTAAAAGTTTAATTGCGTAATCACAACCTGAGGCATACCCTTCTTGATATTCCCCACCCACAGGGTCTTCAATATAATCTGAATGTGCTTCCACCATGCGCTTTGTTAGCTCTTCTTTAACTTCTTCAATATCCACTATTAATCGCCCTCCTTAAATCTCTTTAATACTGGCTTAAATTGCTCTTCTAGTCGGTCCAATTCATCTAAATACTGCGACAATTCCATCACATCGTTGTTGTCACGGATCATTAAATGAATGGCAGCGTTAAGAGCGTGCCTGACACTCGGATAGAAACCAAGTTGCTTCATGACAGGTAAATTGTCCTTGTCTAACTTAATCGCCCCAGAATCATCTCTGACGAACTTCAACAAGGTGTGATTGTTGTGACTCTCAATTTTAATCTGGTAATCTTCGTTAATTTTAATAATCATTTTTTCTCCCCCTAATCAGATAAGCGATTCCACTAATCCACGTTTGTAAAATAATCGCTGCTATAAAGATTGCTACGCCAATCAGTCCGCTATGGACCGCATGCCCGATTAACACTGCTGGCAACAGCCAAAATACACATGAGAAATACCACAACATGAACATAATTAGATTTCCTCCGGTTCAAATTCCACATCAATGCCTACCTTCGCCATGCCGATCGCAATTTCTTCAGCTTCCTTTAACGCTGCTTCTTTTTCAGCAAACAGCTTGGCTTCTTCTTTCGGTGCTGTCCATGACACTTGGTTCATGTAGCCTTTATCGTCCTTATTCTTCAATACGTAGAATTTATGCTGCTCAACTTCAAAATTGACCTGTTCGCCAATTGGACTAATCGCAGCGTGCAAAATGTCAGCTTTCTGTTTTGCTTGCTTCCATTTTCTGAATATTGTGGCATCTTCAATACCCACATATTGGTGGGCCTGTCCTCCTAGCCTACGATAATATTTGTTAGTTGCTGTGTTCTTAATCACGTACATCTTTTTCAATCTCCTTTTTAAACTTCTTTTTCCGCCAATGTTCCTGTTCGTCGACTACTACTTTTTCAATGTGTTTTAAATCATCGATTGTGTAATTATTGCCGTAGATTTCTCTAACAATTTCCTCTGCCGTCATAACTCTTCAACCTCCATTTCAACTCTAGGCTCTTCGGCATACATCTTATCCATCTCAACACTCACTATTTGGTTGTCATCGTGCCATACAACGCCTGTGCACGCGTCTGTTACCGCCTTAAACAAGTTATCTATGTCCGGTTTAAAAATGGGTCTATGGTTATTAGATAGCCTTCTATTACGTTCAGCCTTTGATACGCTTTTCTGTACCGACCGATAAAACGTAGTCTTAACTTTCAGTGCGCCCATTAGTGGTTCGCCTTTGTATTGATTTCTTACGGTCAAATGTGCATTGTCCTTATATGCCTTGTATTTCGGGGCAATGTACGCCCAACCTTTCCGCGTCACTCTCGGTCTACTAGCGGCTACTGGTTCGCCATCAATTACTAGCTTAATCACTTGAGGACACCTTCTTTTTACATACCTTGTACCAATGACTAGCGACGTTATATCCTACCATGCCTAATTTTTCGGCAATTTCATCGAATGTTGCACCCTTGCTTCTTTCGGCAATCAGAAACGCGTCTTCTTTTTTAGTCCACGTCTTAGGTGTCCTCTTACTATTATCTTTTTTAATTTCAATTCCGAGTTCCCGCAAATCTGAATAAATCTTCTGGACCTCTACACCTAGCTTCCATGCAATGTCAGCATAGCTAAGACCCTTATCAAGCATTTCTGGAATTAGTTTTTGCCGGGCAACCTTCATCTTGTGCTTCATCATGCTAATCTCACCAATATACTTACGCTTTTTAACTTTGGAGATGCTCAATCCGCGAGCTTTGCGAAAACCTTCGTAGTCGCCACGATCCAATAACTCTTGCTCAATATCGGATTGTTTAACAGCTGTGCCTGCTTTTACATAGCGCATGGGCTCCGGCATGTCCATGTAAACGCTATCCTTACGGTCACCCTCATATTTTGTGTAGTTCTTAAGCATCCACTTATGCAGGTCCGACTTATGTTCGCTTTCGCCGTATACTTCCTTGCTATTAATCCCGACCAAACGCCACATTAGCTTCACGCTCCTTTTCCTTTCGGTATTCTACATTGCAATTCGGGCAGGGCATCACCTGCATAATTGCTCCATTCGTTTGGTACACAATCTGCGTACCGCCACATAATTTACACATTAGAAAATCGCCATCCTTTTATCTTCTGTTTTTTCAAATTTGATAATTGCGTCGTTCTTAACGACACCCTTGTACATCCGACTTAATAATTTCGGGTTATATATTTCCGATAGTTCCTTACTGCTCAAATTAGTAGTGATAATCGTCCGGCTCCGCTTGTTTAAGACGCCAAACAGTACCTGCTGTACATATTCACTTGCTTCTCTTGATTCCCGCTTAAACGACGCCTCACTGCCCAAATCGTCCAATACAAGCAAGCTAACCTTACCAAGCAAGTCCACCATGCGAGATTCGGTGTAGTAGCTATCCCGATGCTCGAACGAATCCTTAATCTTTCGCATCATCTCGTTTATCGAAATGAACAAACAGGAAGCGTTAGGCTTGATGTTCTCATTGACACCCTTAAGCATGGAGATTGCTAAATGCGACTTACCAACCCCCGGCTTACCAGTAATGATGGTGTTAGCTTGGTAATTGCGATCCATATACCTGTATGCAATTCGCTTAGCTTTTTTTAAGTTACTCTCCGCTTCACTACCAGCTTCAACCTCGTAATTGTCAAAGCTCGCCTGCCACAAGTCCTCATCATCAATGATCGAATCTTTTCGTAGCACATCATGGAAGCCACGCTTGTAGTTCCGCAATGCACCTATCGTGACTAACTCGTTATTTTTATGCCTACGCTTCTCCTCAACGCATCTAGGACAGAAAGGCTCATGGTTAGCCAACATTAATAACTTTTGGTCGGGATGAATTTGGCAGTATTCGTTTGTCTTTTTAACATGCTTTAAAAGTTCAAAATTCAACCCCGCCATACGAAGACCCTCTCTGTGCATTAGATTGTTGTCGCGTTTGATATTCATCATCAAAACGTCCATTAAACCAAGTAGATCCATTCATCGGTCGTTTCCACGTATTAATAGCTAGGTCTTGTTTATAGAGTGCCAACCGTTCCAATAGATACTCGTTAGTATTATTGGCGCTCTTTCGTCTCCAAGCCTTGTAATGACTGAAAGCTTGTTTCTTACCTGTTTTATTCGGGTAGTCTTTCCAGACTGCTTCAAATTCTTGTTCAAGGGATGGTTGTTCATCGTCAGATGAACTATTATTTATATCCTTACCTAACCTATCCTTACCTAACCTAACCTGTGGTGACGGGTCGTCGACGGCCCGTGGACGTAACGTATACGCACCATTTTCATCCTGCTCTAATTGTTCCTTTTCATCGCCGTAAATCGTGGTGTTGTAGGTATCCTTGCGGATATAGTTGTGGATTTTCCAATCCTTGATAACTACGACCCCGGATTCAAATGCAAATATAAATTGCTTAGCTAACAACAATTTCAAATCATCATCGCTTGAACCAATCATTCTTTTAATTGTTTTGGCGTTCGAAACGAAACCATCATCATCGGCGTGCATATTAAGGTGAAAGTACAATGCCTGTGATGATAGCGGCATGTCTAAGAACGTGTCTGTGTCGGTTATTTTCTTACTGAACATCCTTCGTTGTGCCAATCAATCACCCCCATAGTTTCCTTTAATTCCCAATTCCTTATAACTTCTGATTGATTGCTTTTGAATAAAGCCAATTGTCAACTAATATCAGGGCTTCTTGTATTTCAAGATAAGAAGCTCCTTTTTTCTGCATTTCTTCAACTATTTCATTTGCAAGTTTTAAGGATTGCTCCAGTATTAAAAGGTTCTGCCCCTTTAATTTGTAAATATTTTGCATATGTTGATCTATTTCTGTATTTAGTGGTTTTTCACTAAGCTTCATCGTAATTCCCCCTGATTTTTAATCGTTTTAAATCTTCGACACTCAATTTGATACCGTTTACTGGCACGTGATACTTAGCGGCAAACTTAGCTGATGTAATACTTTCAATTTCGCCATGATGCACTCTGCAAAGCGGTAGTACATGCCGTTTTGAATGGTCAATCTTGTTTCGGTTCGTTCGTCCCGACCACGTCGACGTGATGGATATCAGCATGTTCCCCACAAACGAGGCAGACCCGATGTCTACAGCATTGATAAATGAAGTACTGCTCCTCTCGTGGTAGCAATTCGTAGCCTTTTTTAAACGGTACTCGCCATTCGAACATGAAATCGATGACCAGGTCTAGCAACTGGTTAGCATCGCTGACCGTTGATTCTGTGTGGTCTGATAAGCTGATTTTTTTACCCGCGGTGTAATATTCGTATTGTGTATAGAACATTGATTTCAGAAATTCCGCGGGTACTACGAAGTACGTTTCAATGTCATGCAGCAGGGCGAAAAATAATCGTCGCTGTTGTACTCGTGCTTTCCGCGGGTCTGCAACCTCGAAATCAATATAAAACTCACTCTGTGACCCACTAACGGTCTGGATATGATCTTGATTTAGCGGTTGTTCTAGATGAATAACCAAGTCTTTGCCTCGTTGTTCCGCTCTCGCTCTCTGCATCTAATCATCCCTAGAACGGTAAATCGTCGTCACCAATATCAATTGACTGTCCGCCATTAGCGAATGGATCTCCCGGCGTTGATGCTTGCCGTGCGTTATTTTGTTGGTTGCCTTTTGGCTTCGAATCTAGCAACGAGAAGTTATCCGCCACAATTTCAGTTACATAAACTCGTTGTCCTTGTTGGTTTTCGTACGAACGGGTTTGGATCCACCCTTCAATACCTACCAACGAACCCTTGTGTGTATACTTAGCAAAGTTTTCTGCTGCCTTACGCCACATTACACAGTTGATGAAATCCGCTTCACGTTCACCCTGTGAGTTGGTAAACTGTCGGTTAACTGCCACGGTAAAACTAGCTACCGCATCGCCTTTAGTTGTGTGGCGAAGCTCAACATCTTTAGTTAGGCGTCCAACAAGTACTGTTCGGTTAATCATTTTCTGTTTCCTCCTTTTCTTTTACCCACTTCGCAATTTTATTAAGTGTTTCTAAGCGGGCATTTTCTTCTGTAGAAAGCTTCTGTTCTGTTAACTTTTTCAAGAGCAACGGTTCAGCCATGTTATATAATCTATAGCCTAGATCCATTAACGTATCTGTTTGCCCGTTTTGATATCCAAGCTTGTAGTCGTCTGTCATTTAGGTTGTGCCTCCTGTGTTTTGTTAACGTGATCCAGTTGTTTAGTTACAAGTACGATCATCTGGTTAGCTGTCTCGTAATTTAAGTCGTTGATATGGGCAACGTGTGCCTTACTTAGATACGCCGATTTAACTACGGGCTCTGGCTTACCAGTGGCGGTCGCCATTGCTTTAAATAGTGCCGTTAGTGTTTCGTTTTGTTCGCTAGAAATCGGGTCAGGTTGTTTTTTGCTCTCAACATTTTTTTGAAAAGAATCCGGATCCATATCATCAGTTGCGATATTGAAAAACTTAAGTAAAAAGTATTTCTCGCCATAAGTTAAAGCTTTGCCGACACCCTTTTCACCGGCGGTATCAACACCTTGCGCATACCATGGGCATTCAATTGTTTCTTCGGGATTATCAGTGTTGACCCACGTCATCGTCATAATTAATTCAGTAAAGTACACCACTGCACCCTTCTTGTTCGAACTCGTCATTACATTTTTGCCCGTGATTCGAGGAATCAGCAGCACACCTTCTTGGTCCATTAATTCGTGGATCTGTCCCAAGACGTCCGATGAACCGGCGTAGGTGTACTGCGTTGATTGTTGAGATTTCTGCACGTACTTTGCGCTAGCATGGATCGTCTGTAACTTTTGGTATAACGTCTTAGGTTTAACCTCTTCTTTTGGTTCTGCTTTAGTCGTTGTCATTTAGTCCACCGCCTTAACCGATAACTTGTCTGGTTTTTGTCTTGCTACATAAGGGATTAGTGTTCCAGTTTCCGTGTCGACTAGTTGCCCGTTTTTTAATGGAACAAATCGGCATTCGGCAACCATGCGTTTAATCGCTGACAAGTTAGGCTCTTGTTTTACTAACGCTTCATCAATTCCAGAAAGTGACTGCACAATCTCTTTAGGCTTCGCATTGTTTGCCTTCGTGACTTGCCACCATGTTGGTTTACTAGGATTGCTTTCGGTTCGAACATAGCGCCAAGTAGCGGTCTGTAATTCACGTCCTTGAAATAAGTTGAGCTCCTCTTGTTCGACCTTACTAATCTGGTCGCGGAGCTCGTCAATTTGAATGTTGATCCCTTCTTTTTCGTGCTTTAACTTGCGCAATTTACGATCTAATTTGCTTCGTTTAGCTTCTAATTCATCAATTTTCATTAGGTTCATCCCTTTCAAATAAAGCTTCGGTCTCCTTGTTTTCACGCTCTGTTTCCCAAGCTCTTTCTAAGCTTGCGCTTAACTGTTTATTGTTCATGTGGTACACTCTCCCTAAGGTGTTTTATTATTTTTGGCCTGCTATTGCCGTAGCGGGCTTTTTATTTTGATTCATGATTTATAAGCTCCTTCTTTCTTGTATAATCGATATAGATAGGAGGTGAAATTTTTTGGAAACTAAAGTATTTAATTATCGATCAACACTACAATGGATGCCCTCTGCGGAAATTGAAATTCCATCATTATGTCCTAGGTGCTCGGTTTCAAATAACCCTATTTTTTATATTGAGGGACACAGAGTGTTTAAAGATGGTGATGTCGCTTTCATATCACTAAAATGTTCTTATTGCTCACGTTGGTCATTTATTGTGATTCAAAAAGGCGAAAATCATCACTGGAATCTTTTATCAGTATCACCAAATAGTCTAAAAAGAGAATTCGATTCTGCTATAACCAAGTGCTCACCTCGCTTCGTTGAATCTTACAATGCTGCATATAATGCAGAACAAAATGGTTATCTAGATTTGGCCGGCTCAGGTTATCGCGCTTGTGCTGAAATATTAATAAAAGATTGGGCATTGAAATATTCTGGAGAAAGTAAAGAGCAAATTTCGAAATACAAATTAAACGATGCAATATCACATTTTTTTAATGGAAACATAGCAGCTTTTAATGCATCTGATGTAGTTCGTTATTTTGGAAATGACTTCACTCATTGGGACAGACCAGAAGACTTTGACGCGCGCAGAACACTGGATGAAGTTAAAATTTATCTAGATATTTTAATTCAAAATATTCTGCTACAATTAAAAATTGCTAACCCGCCAGTTGGACGTGGTCATTCTGTTTCAAAAAGTAATTGACCATCTTCACTGGAGTAATAATGTTCAACAAATCTAACTGGATTTTCTGTTGATCCATCTCCTTTTCTGGTGGTTATGTGAATAACTTTTAAAACCTCTACTTTGTAGGGGTTTTCTTTTTGTAGATTTGCAAGAACCTCTTCTTTACTTAGATATTTCATTGTCTTCACACCTCCTCACTCGAAAAATGAATTAAATCCAAATCGTCCAAACATGCGTAGGACATCCCTGCTATTACCAACATTGCTATCAGAAATCCTCATTGCTAATTCCCTCTCATAATCACTTCTTTGTTATCATCAATAAATTCCTTGATTTCATCGGCAAACATCCACCATGTACCACCTTTGCCACCGCCACCAAGCGCTCCCTTATCTGCGAAGTTCTTGCAGCTGTTTGTATAAGTGTGGGTTAGCTAAGACGTTAGCGGTAATCCATTGGGTGCTCTTATTGAGCATGTAGTTTTTCAAGTCGTCCATTTTCCAAATTTCGTGAGCTTCTGCCTTTTTCTTGGTGGTTTCCCATTCAATGCGGTCTACTAAGACTTTGTCAGCCGGTATCTCGAACTTAATGTTCGCTTCAACAATTTGAGCCACCTTTGCTACCTCCTTACTCTCCTAACGTTGTTTGACCTGCCGGTACCTTACTCATCTCTTTAATGATTTGTACCGTTGCAGTGGAAGGCTGCCAGTTACTGATGAATTCATCGGCTTTGTCAAAGTCCTTTTGACGAAGTTGTGACCGCGTCTTAATCCCGGTTACTTCGTTTAGACCGCGGTTGATGTCCTTGAACAACTTGCTACGTTGTGCAGCCGTTAATGTCAATCCGTGAATCTTGATATATTCGTTAACCTTTTCCGAAACTCTTCTCGAAATGTAGCCATATTCGCCCACATCCAAGCGCTGATTATCCTTCAAATACTTAACGTCACTACCGATTCGGTTTACCTTGTTATTGGTTTCTTCTGTTGCATCAAACATCAATTTCAAAGCTTCCATTGGCGTTTTGGGTAATTGAATACGTTCTGCCTTAATGGTTTTCTCCATCTGGTTGAAAGCTTCAATGTATTTAAGCTTGAATCCTAATGCTTTCTTTCCGGTGAATCCCATCGCTAACAACGTGAAACCGTCTCTATTCATATAGACGACTTTTCGATCGCGCCCATAAGAATCTGGTTCAACGCCTTCCGAAAACATCTGCTCAAAATTGAGCCGATCTAAATCCAAGTTGTTGATGTCGCGCAATACGTTCTTATGTTCTTTCCCGAATACTTCCGCAACTTGCAGACTAGTTGTTACTGCTTGTTGGTCTTTCATGATTACTAATTGTTCATTCTTATTTCCTTCTTTCTTGTCAGTACTCTGCGTTGATACCACTGCTTT